TTGTTTCTAGATTCAAATATTACATAATCTTTAGTATATTTATAGTTTGGATTTGAATTGTGTAAATGATTACCACCAATCTTTGAATAAAATGCATTATTTAATGAAGACCATCTTAAATCAGCATATGATATTATATCACCAGAGTGACTTTTTTTAAAATGCTTTAATAATTTTGATGCACCTCCAATAACATTAGTATCTAATTTAGTAGCAAATCTTATTAATTCCCATTCATATTTTGAAAATCTATCCTTACCAAAAGTCATTACTGATACTAATTCATCATTATAAAATAAACCATATCTAATACTACTATTCACATAACCATCAATATGATTATTATTTAAAAATTCACTTGCTGTTTCAACATCTAGTTCATGTATTTTACATTTTCTTGCATAGATTTTATCTGTAGTTATACCTAATTTATTTTTAAGTCTGGATTTAACAATGCTCCATTTATTGTTAATTTCATAATCCATTATATGTAATAAATTTATATTTTTATCAAAACACAATTTAGTTTTATTTAAATGATATTTTCTATCTCTACCTTGTAATTCAGAATGCCAATATGAACCATTAACTTCTATTGCTAAATTATAATCTGGAATAAAAATATCTAATTCATGTGGAAAAATTACCGATCTTGTATTTTTTAAATATTTTACATTTTTTTCTTCTAAAAATTGATGAATCTGTTTTTCTTCTGAAGATGAATAATGTATTATACTATTATAATTTTCTGGTAACTTATTAAAAATTACTGTTGCTGATACTCCAATTTCATCAGCAATTTCTTTTATTGACCTTTTTTTATTTTCTTCTATAATCCATTCAAGATTATCTAATTTTTCAAAATCAATATAAGGAAACATATTATTTCTATTTCTTAAATATTGAATTCTTTGATTATCACCATGGTTTCTAATATCAACACCATTTTCAACCAAGTATTTTTTCATTGTTACATTACTTATTTTATAATCTTTTGAAATAGATAATATTGATTCACCAGATTCATATCTTTTAATACAATCATTAATATCAACATCAACACGACTTCTATTACTGCAAGTTAATGAACAAAATTTTTTATATTTATTTATTGAATCATATTTTAATTTTTTTCCACAAACAACACATCTAGGTGGTTCTGTTATATTATTTTGTAATACATAAATTCTTTCACTAATTGATGAATCTTCATCCAAGAATTGTGTATTTTCAATTATATAATCATAATAACCATTTTTCTTTAGCCAAGAAATTCGTTTTTTATTTGAAGAATTTATTTTAGAAATATCCATTATTTAATTTTACCATAAAAAAAGGGGAACATCAAGTTCCCCTTAAAGGTTTTACAGTAATTTATTATTTTACTTCTATATTACTGTAGATTTGTAACCTTAGAGATACGGTAGTAAGAGTTACTACGATCAGACAAGCTAGTGAATGGGTTTGCAACCATGCCATATCTTGTCTTGAATCCGATAATAGGGTCGAATGTATCTTGGTTAACAGCCTTAACCAACTGTAGTAGTACATATGGTGCGTAGAAGAAGCCAGCGTCATATGCATTGTTTCCTTTGTAACCTACAACATAGAAGTCAACAGTTACATATGGATCAACATATACTTTAACACGACCATTCATCATAGTACCAGCAAAAGTAGCACCAGTTGGATCAACATCTAGTCCATTTTTTAGAGCAATAGCAGAATCTAACTTAACAGCTAGAGACAATGCAGATGCAACATCAGCAGAACATACGATGAAGTTACCTTTACCACGACGAGTATCAATAGCAATAGCATTTGCATCACGCTCGATAGCAAAGAGTAAACCCTTAAACTTTTCAACAGACCAACGACCATCTGAATCCGCATTTAGGTCAAAAGTACCTGGAGTAGTAGTAAAAGCTGTGCCTAATTTAGAAGTAGCATATAGCTTACGAACAACTTCACGGTTAATTTCAGTGATAATTTCTGTTGAAAGAATAGAAGTTAACTCATTTTCAGCATCTAGACCATGAATAGCTTTTAGGTCTTGAGCAATTTCAGGTGAATAGCTAGCCTTTAATTGACGTGATTTAGCAGTAACGCTTGTTTTGTCAATTGTGAAGGTCATTTGCTTCCAGTAATCTGAACCTTCAGCTTCAGATGTTGCTAGAGGATCACCAGTGGTGTAAATACCAAAAGGATCAGTACCAGAATGAGCAGTACCATCATTCTTACCAGAGTATGCAGTATCAGCTTCATTATGTAAAGCTTCAGTAGCACTCTTTGGATTAGAATTATCGGCATACTTGGATTTCATTGCAAAGATAAGACCAGTAGGACCGGTCATTGGTTGAACACCAATAATATCATAAGCAATTAACTTAGGTGACATACGACGAACCAATGAAATTAAAATTGGATCGTAATTGTCAATACCAGAAGTTGAACCAGGTACACCAACTTTGGTAGTAGGTTCACCAGCTTCATTAAGAGCTTGTTCCTGGTTTTCTAACAACTGAGCAGTTACTTTCTTTTTATATTGGTCACTAATTAATTCTACTTTTTCACTGTCTAGGACTTTAGACCATTTCTCAAGTAGAACATCTAATGTTTCGGACATTTTTTAATTCTCCTTATTTTTTATTATATTTATAAAAATTAGTTTTTATAACGCAGATGCATAAATTGACATACGATCATTTTTATCATTTGCATTTTTATCATCAATTACTTCATCAGATTTTTCAGGTTTGAAAAATGATTCACGGATTGTTTCAACTTTACTTTTGAATGTATCAAGGTCAGTAGAATTAATATCTTCAGTTAAAGATGCGAATTTTTCTTTCTGTGTATCAGTAAGATTTTTTGTAGCTTCATTAATAATTTCTTTAACTTTAACTTCTTTAATTTCTTTCTTAAGTTCAATATTTTTATCAATAGCTTCATTAAGTTTACTTTCTAACTCAGAAACTTTAGTTTCAGCAGCTGAAATAAGGTCTTCCTTACCTTCTGGAATAGAAACATAATGTTCAACGAACAATTCTTTCATTCCTTCAATAAAGGATTCCATAATTTCAAGTTTTATACCGTTATCAACAGCAAGCTTATTTTCTTCCATCCATTCTTCTACAACATAAGAAAGATAGTCATCTAATTTTTCAGTAATGTCAGAAACTTCTTCTTCAACCTTTTCAGCAATAACTTTATCGTTATCAGCACTAATTTCTTCTTTATAAGATGAAACCTTTTCTGAAATAATCGCTTCTAGGTTAGTCTGAAACTTTTCTAACTGTTCATTTGTTACTTCCATGCCTTCAAAAAGTACGGAAATATCTTTAAGTAGTTCAGGCATTTTTTTATTCTCCTAGTTTTTTATATATTTATAAAATTACAGTTTCATTAAGATGGCTTCAAAGATTTTTTTCTGAAGTTCATCATTATTAAGTCCAACAACACCATTTTTAATGGTTTTTTGTATTTGTTCTATTTCTTTTTCTACAAGTACGCCATTTTCAAAAATCCATTCTTTATTTTCCATGATTCCATTTACAAAAGCATCTGGAGCAGAAGGATCAGATACTACATCAATAGCAGTAATATAATAACCATTTTGTACTACATTAGCACCATTTGATTCTTTAACTGAACCTAATCCTCTTGAACTAACACCCATAGAAACACCATCATTTATTAAATTACGAACAATGCCGCCCATTGGTGTATTAAGAACTTTAGCACGACCCATCCAATTATTACCACTTTCGCTAAGTGAAGTTACAATATGTGATGCTCTTTCTGGATTAACTTGTGGTGAAGTTGGATGATTCAATTCTGAAATAGAACGTTTAGTATCAATGTAATCTTTTTTATAACGCTTAACAGCTTCATTCATAACTTCTTTAGGATACATACGTCCATTACGGTTTTTAATTGAATCTTGAAGGAATACACCTTCAATAAACATTTCTTTTTTACCAGAAACATCTTCTTCAATAACTGAGTTAATATTATCTAATTGTTCTGTTATGAATATCATTTTATGTTCCTTTCTTAAATCCTAATTTTTTACGAATTGCGCGTGATCTAGCTGCAAAACGTTTACCCATTTTTTGAGCTTTAACATTTTGTTTTTTGGATAATTTTCGTTTACGATTAGCTTGAATAAGCTTGGTTTTCCAACCAGCTCCTTTTGTTCTATATCCTTTACCAACACCTTTAGAAACTTTACCGGCACGTCTACGTTGACGACGATTAATAAGCTTACCACCTCTACGTTTTTTAGCATATGAAACACGTCTTTTAACTTGGCGACCCATTTCATTTTCATTAGCTTCTAAAATAGCATCTTTGCTTTCTTCTTCAGATTCATTTCTTAATGATGAAGCGGCAGCAGTACGCAACCAAGGAATATTAGCATCAATAATTTGTTGTTTCATTTCTTTTGACATTGAACCAACTTGTTTTTCTATTTTTTTCCAAGTTGGGCTTGATGGATCAACTTTCTTGATTTTACTATATTCTTTACTAAGCATATCTAATTGTTTTTTTGACATTAGATTTTTATCTGTAGCTTCAGAAAATATACTTAAATATGATTCTCCAATATCATCAAAATCACCATCATCATCTTTATAAATAACAAGTTCAAATGCTTGTGTTTCAGGATCACCATCTACAACATCATCAATATCAACCGGATTTTCTGAATCATCTTCTGGAATATCTACTTCACTATCATCATATACATCACTATAATAGAAAATATCATAATCTAAATCATCTGGTAATTGTTCTAATGCATAATTAAGAGTAGCTTTATTTTGAAATACTAATGAAATATGATCATCAGTTTCTTCATAATCTTCAGCACCAACAAAATCAAAGAAATTCCTAATAGAAATATCTGTTGATTCTTTTATAGCTTGTATATTTTCTAATAATTTATTATTAAGTCTATATACAATATCTTCTTTGAAAGCTTGAGCATTTTTAGTAAGTAAATACTCTATTAGAATATCATTCATTATCCTCTGATTCCTTAGATGTAAAATAGTCATTCGCTATTTCTGTTTTCTTAGTATTTATAATATCTACTGTTTTATTATAAAGTATGTCTTTAACAGTAGTTGTTAAATCTATTGGATTTTCTTCTTGTGCTAAATCAACAATTTTCTTCATTTCATCATTCATTTTTCTTCACCCTCTTGTTCATTTTCTCCAGGAGCAGGTTGCTGTTCTGCTGCTGCTTGTCTATCAGCTTCAGCATTTTGTTTATCTACTTCTATTTGCTGTTTTTGCATTTCAATATGATCTGGATCAGGTATATCTTCTTGATCCATTTCACTACGTTCTTTATCCTGTTCCTTATTAATTTCGTCAATTTCATTTTGAGTCATTTTTAGGATATTCTTTTTAACCCAATCATGTGTATAATAAGTACCAATTAAATCTGCTGATTGCATTGATGCAACTGTATCTATACGTTCCCTAAAAATTTCTATTTCTTTAAATTCAGAGAAATAGTTATCTTCAACAAACATATAATTTATATCATTAACAATTTCATCCCATTCTTCTTCTGTTATAATCTTCTTAAGAATGAGTTGGGTTTTTAATATGTCATCAAATATAAATGAAAAACGTTTACGTATTCTAGAAATGAATTTTGCAAACTTAACTTCATCGCGTGTTATTTCAGTTGTTCTACCAATATTGAATGCAGCACCATCCTGTTGGAAACGTGAAAGTGGTATATTCAATGCACGATAAAGTTTATCTTTAAAATATTTAGTATCGTCAATTTCACCAAGATTAGTACCAGCTGGCAATGTATCAATTTCAGTACCACGACCACCTTCACGTCTAGGTAACCAATAATCTTCAATCATTGATTGATATTTCTTTTGATTAGATACAGCACCTGTTGATGCATTATAAACAATCTTATTTTTAAAACGATTCATAATATCTTTTAAATATTGTTCAGCCTTACCTTTTGGAAGGTTACCAACATCAACATAAAATACTCTACGTTCTGGTGCTCTAGTCATTCTATAGATAACCATAGAATCTTCCATTGATTTTAGGTTATTCCATGGTTTAATAGCTTTATACAAATAAGAAAGAACGGTTTTACCAGATTCATCTGTTAAACCAGATGTAGAATAAGTAATAGCTTTCTTTGGAATTTTAACACCATTTTTTGCAAGGTGTACACTTGTATTATCTTTCTGTGTTATAGGAATTTGAGAATAGATAAAGTATTCATCAATTTTTTCTAAATCAAATAAATCAATATCACCAGAATCTTTATTTCTTATTTTAGGTATTTCTCTTACATATTTAATGTGTAATGGATCAATAGGTATAATGTTTATAATACCATTTGATGGTTTATTTACATCAATAACTTTATGGAAAATTAATTTACCGTCTACATACCAACGATTAAAAAGATTATATGCTTTATTCTTAAAATTAAGTAGTTTAAGAATATTATTAAATTCATCAGAAATCTTATTTTTAATATTATTAGATAAATCAACATCTTCAAGAACTATATTAACAGTTGACTTCATTTCATCTGTTATAATAGCTTCATTTACTATTTCTTGTATAGCTTCGTCAATTTCCTGTTGTAAGGACATTGTACGATAAATATTAATTAGATCATATTCATCAGTTGGAATACGATCTAAATCAAAAATTTGTGAAATCTGAGCAGCATAATCATTATAATTAATATCAATATCAATTGCGCCGTCATCATTTAATGGACGCGCAAAAGTTATGCCTTTTTTATCAGGTTTCTTATTCTTACGGAATAAACTAAAAATATCAGCCATCTATTTCTCGTGTGTCAAATGAAACTTCAGGTTCATCCATGAACCCAAAGTAAATCATAATTAATTAACTAGGTGCGCCATCACTTGTAAAATAATTCATTGAGAATGTTACAGTGAATTCTTCTACAGTATCGTTTTGGTCATATCCTAAAGTAACTTCACCAACAGATGTTGGGAAGCAATTATATAGTTTATATTTGTAAACTTCTTCACCATTGCGATTTAATTGCTTAACAATAAGGTCAGAATAATAATCTGAAGGATTAGATAAACCCTCATTTCCTTCAAATGTATTAATAGCATGATGCCATTCTTCAAATGCGCGTCTAGTGTTGAAATCAGTATCAACAATCATAGTAACTGTCCAATCCGCAAATGTTTTATCACCAGCAACTTTAATTTGTCTACCCATGAATGGAATAATTGCTTGTCCAACTGTAGATTCTGGTAATGAAGCAGCTTTACAAAGCATTGATCTTTTTAGGTTATCACCAGATGCAATACCAGCAGGGAAGAACAATTCTACCTTATAAAGGTTAGGTCTTGCTCCACCTCCGTTAAACTGTGCAACAAAACTATCTACATTGATAATTTCAGCCATTTATTTTTCTCCTAATATCTATTCTTATTTATTACCAGTTTTGAGCTTGAGCTAAAATAAAATCCTCTGGATCAATATTATCAGGAACTTCATCTAAAAGTTTTTGTGCTTCATGTTCCTGAAAAAAATATTTTTCACCATTACTCATTGTAATAGAAATGGTTGGAATTCTTGAATTAATATCAATACTTCCACCACCTTTTATTTCAGAAGAAGCACGTTTTTTATAATCCCTTACCATACTGGATGGAAGGGATTTAACACGTTTAGATTCGCTTAAAAATTGATTATATGTTTTCATTTATATTACCCAAAGTTTCCAACAACTTCTTCGAAACTTACACCAGTTCTTACTGCTATGAAATTCAATTGTGCAACAAAACTATCTACATTGATAATTTCAGCCATTTATTTTTCTCCTAATATCTATTCTTATTTATGTTTTTTAGTATTTATAAACTAAATTTCCAGAGTCAAAAATTATTCTATAGTTATTCAATAACATATTTTCAAACTCACTTTTATTTTCATTATAATTTTCAAGTAAGTTATATAATTTATGTTTTTGATATTTATTTCTTGATTGCAGATTTAAATCATGTTTCTTAAAGTAGAAATAATTAGGTGTAGATATATTCTTCAATTCAAATCCATTATTTGAATATACATTATTTTTAGAATAACACCATCGTCTATTACCATATGAAATAACATCATTTAATTTAGAATTTTTTAATATTTTACTGAAAGCACCAATTACATTATGATCTAATTTATTACAAAATCTCAAAATCTCATATCCATTTTTTGAAAATCTTGATTTAGAAAATACCATTACAGAAACAAGTTCATCATTATAATATAAACCATATCCAAAAGAATAATATATTCTACCTTGTAAATGGTTATCATCTAAAAATTGTTTAACTTCAGATTTATTATCTAAAGGTTTAAATACACATTTTCTAGCATATATTCTATTTTCAGATAAACCTAATTTACTTTTTATTACTGATTTCCATATATCTTTTTTTGTTATCCATTCATTTTCAAAAATATGAAGTAATTGTATATCTTTATCCTCACATGCATTTGTTTTCTTTAAATGTTTTCTCCTAATATTTTTTATTTCTAATGGATCAGATGTTGAATGCCAATATAATCCATCAAATTCAATTGCTAAATTATAATCAGGTAAATAAATATCTAATTCCATAGGAGATATTGTACTCCTATCAGAATGTATTATATTTTTAATATTAAGTTTTTTAAGCCAATTTACAAGTTCATATTCATAAGATGATTTATAATAATTTTTAGAAATTATACCAAATTCTTTAAACTTTTTATTAATTAATGAATGCGAAACACCAAGATTTTTAGCTATTGATGATTGTGGTAATTTTTGTGATTTTAACCATTCTTTATCATTAATAAAACTTAATAACTCAAAACCCAATCTATCTTGTTTCCAATGAATACCAGATTTACTTTTACCTATTGTTTTTTCAGATATTTTATCTTTTATTGATTGATATTTTGCTGGATTATCAACACCATACCGCTCTAAACAAGTCTCTTTAAATTTTTTACTATTACAATAGTTTTCATCACCGTATCTTAATAATTTAGTTTCTTTTATCTTTTCTGGATTAGGATTAAAATTTTTATTTTTATGTAGTTCAATATCTTTACCTACACATTTATTAGAACAATAATCCATAAATCTTTTTTTAGCGGGATGATATTTTACATGATTATCACATATTTTACATTTTGGATGTACACCACCATAATATAAAATAGCACAAATTTTTTCTTTAATTACATCTGTAGTATTAATCATATTGGATATAATATTATATTCTTCTTCATATCCATTTTTAACCCACCAGGATTTTCTACTTGACCATGGATTTATTTTACCAGATTTATTTATAATATTTTCTTCAATAAAACTTTTAATATCCATAAAAATACCTCATGATAATTAAACCATGAGGTATTTATTTCATACATGATTTAATTTATCTTAACCGAATTTACCTACAACTTCTTCAAAACTTACACCAGTTCTTACTGCTACGAAATTCAACTGTATAAAGTTAATAGAATAAGCAGGTTTAATGTATATATCACCAACAAATTCAGAACGGTCAATAACTTCACCAGTATTGTTGGTTTCATTACATATAACTCTAAAGTCATTAATACCACGACGACCTTTAACATCACGTAGATATGGTTCAACCATATTTACAAATTGTGCACGTGTAAATGGATCGTTGAATTCAAACAATAGATACTTAGAAGCTTTAGCAATTGCTTTCTCTAATACAATGAATAATCTACGAACATTCAATTTCTGGAATGCAGAAGGTTTAGCAAGTAGAGTACGATCACCATATAGAACAACACCTTCACCTTTAAATGAAACAACAGGATTAATATTATTCTTGTATAGTTCATCACGATAAGTTTTAGATGGATTCAATGCAAGTTTAATAACATTCTTGATTTGTCCACGTGTATAACCAGCTGGTGACCACCATGGATCAGCAATATTATCTGTTCTAGCAGCAGTACCAGCAACATCACCATTAAGTGGTAACCAACGATACTTATCATTATATGCATCATATTGGTATTTCCAACCAGAATCCATGAATGCATATGAACTTGATAGTGCAAGTGAATTACGTGTTGCAATTACATTTTCTGTAGCAGCAGATTCTTCTACATTAACAACATCACTATATTTAGGTGAGAAGAATGCAACACAATCTTTACGTACTTCAGCAATATTTGAAATAACATGTTCAACAACAGTTTCCATGTTACTATCACCACCGGCAGAACCAAGTATTAATAAAGATACGTCAACAACTTCAGAATTCTTGAACATATCCCAGCCACCAGTATAATCACCAGCAGTTGGTGTTGCTCCGTTATTACCACCAGATAAAGATGTGCCTGTTACCCAAGCAGAAGTATCTTTAAGAACTTTAAATTGAGCATCAATAGAAGTTGAGTTCCATGCACTATCACCACCAGTAATAGCAGTACCAGTAGCAGTAGTACCAGTACCAAATGTTGGTGAAGGTGCAGAGAATGTAACAGTAGGTTTCTGATAACCAGAACCACCAGTACCTACAGTTACAGATGCAATTGGGAAACCAGCAACAATATCGAATGTAGCGTCATTGTTACCTAAACCAGAATTTTCACCAACGGCTGTTTGGTCAGCAGTTAATGTACTAATATTGGTTGATACAGAATCAACAGTTGTAATTGCTCCTGTACCATCAGTAGTACATGAAAGTACAATACCTAGACCAGCACCAGTTAATGTTACTAGAACACCAGATTGTGAAATAGGATAACCGGTACCAGCAGCATTTACAGTAGCATTTACAACAGAACCACCAGATGTTGCTAGAACAGCAGTACCTGAAAATCCACTACCATCTGAACCTTCACCATCTGTTACAGTAACAGTGATTGTATCATCAGATGAATATAAAGAACCACCTGAAACCATATCAATTGCTAAAATTTCACCATCAGCAGTTACAGTTTCATAATCAGCAGCATCAGGATCACCTAACCACCATACATATTCTGATTGTGTATTAAGAACATTACCGTAAAAGTTAGGAGCACCATCTTCAGTTACGCTATCAGATGCTTTAGACATATAAGGGAATGTTTCTAGAACTGTTCCAGGAACACCAGTGAATAATCCATCTTCATCAACTACAACGGCATGAATTTCATCATTTTCACCACCAACACTATCAACATAAGTTGAAGTACCAGGACGACCATCAAAATATGATTCATATGCCCAACCATCAAAGGTTGCTGAATCAGCAAAAGATACTAATAGTGAATCACCCTTAGTACCAGGATTTTTTGCAGCAATTTTAGCAGTTGGTGAACTATCGGAAACAACAGAATAGTGAGTTTCGTTTTTAATTAACTCACCGGCTCCATCATCAGTTGAATTAAGTGCGCCAGTACCAACTACACGAATTACATTACAGTTATTTGAGTATGCTAGGAAATTATATGCAGTAAACCAATCATCTGCGTTAGAATTAGTTGGTTTACCAAATAATGTTTCTAGTTTCTTAGAGTTAGATACGATTGTATAATCAAGAACAGGACCCCATTCAAACTCACCAACAACAGCACCTCCAGTTGTTGCAACAGCAGGAATGAATCCAGTTAGATCAATTTCTGATACATTTACTCCAGGACTCATTTGGAATTTTGAACCCATGTGTTTTTTCTCCTTAACAATAATTATATTATTTTATATGTATTTATCTTTTAGACATTTTACAATAAGCTAGGATCAAAATTATCATCGGAATATCCATTAGCATAATCACGATTAATATCATCATTCATTAATTCAGCAGGATTTTCATAATATCCTGGAGGAACTAAATCTTCTTCAATAGTTTCCATTCTTTTATCTAGTATAATTTTCCTAGCATTATTACTTGTTAAATCAACAAAATAATCTTCAGTTGTCAACCATCCAAAACCAACAAGTGTCATTACTATATCGTCAAATTTACCTTGTTCAGCTTCATATGATTTTCCTTTACGTGAAAATGTTTGTAATTCCTCAATAGTATTGAAATCATTAATTTCGTATATATTATTTTCAATTAATGATTTAATATTTGAACAGCCGATATGTTTTGATTTTTTAGTCATTCTAATGCCTAAATCGAATGAAGCACCAAAACCACTAGATATTATATTATCTTGTTTATCGATTTTTGTTGTTAACATATTCTCATATTCATATTCATAGTATAAAATATTAGCTACTTGCGATCCAATAGAATTAGTTTCAATCAAAACAAAGGCATCATTATAATGCATAGCTAAACGCTCTATAATTTCAGGTAAAACTAATGGAGTAGTTTTATTATTTCTCCAAACATGAACCTGTTTATATGGTATAGTTGTTATATCTGTTACATTAATAACTGAATAATATAGACCAGCACCTTCAGATACATCAACATTAATTACATAATTATGATCTTCTTCAACATCATAATAAATATAATTAGATTCATCTTCAGATATACTTTCTTTCCATACAAGTGAAGAAAGTATATCACCTTCAATTAATGTGTCTGTTGAACCTATAAATCTACATCCAAATTCTTGTGACCAACGACGCTTACCAATATTACGTAATGTGGTTTTCTTCCATGCTTCATCGCGTTTTGGATGTTCATTCCACTTAACTTCAAGAGGAAAATAATCATTACGATTCATTTTAGCATCCATCCAAAGTTTATAGAATAGATTCATGCCATTTGGTGTAGATGTAATTATAACCCTTGTTGTTTCACCAGAAGAAATTACAGGATATGTTGATGTATAGAATTCTTCAGCATTTTCAACAAAAGCAAATTCGTCAAGATATACAACATTAAATGAACGACCACGAACAGAATCAGAACCAGTAGCAAACGAAAGTAACTCAGAATCGTTTGCAAACTTAACATTTTTCTTATTGTATTCTTTAACACCTGGCTGTAAAAATAATGGTAGATTTTCAAGCATACGTTTTATACGGCTTAAAATTTCTACAGCGGTTGCTTCTTTGTTAGCTAATATACCAATGGATTTTTCTGGTGTAAAAATAGAATAGTGTAATAGATAAGCAGCAACGACGGTAGTATTATGTGTTGGAATCATAGTTTCACCACATAAATACATATGTGAATCATTATCTACTTGGATACATTGAGTTTTTTCTGTTTCTATTTTAGTAATAGATTTTATATATAATCTTTTATTTTTTGGATGGTTTTTAGATTTATACTGTCTATCTAATTTTCTTTTTAATTTAAAAACATCAAAATCAGTTGTTGTGAATCTTATACAACCATAATATTGATTATATTCCTTATTTAATTTAAAAGTTAATGTACTTTTAATACCAAGTGAGGATAATAATTCTCTAACATTATCTAATAATACACTATCTTTTTGATAAAATTCACAGTCTCCTGTTTTAGAAACCGATCCATTAGTATCCATTAAACCACGTAATAATTCTAATCTTTGATCAATAGATGAAGTTAAATAATCATTTGGTATATGTTTATTATATCGTACATTTATTTTAGATAATGAATTAAATGGTAATTTAACAGATTGTACCCAACATCCTTTATTTTCACATAATTTATTTTTTTCATATGGAATATATGACATTATTTCAGTTAAATCATCATGTGCTCCATGTATTCGTGAACCAGATGAATCACCATCACCCAACCATACACCAAGATAATATGGATCAATTGGTAAATCTTTATATTCATATTCTATAGGCTTAGAAATATTAACATATAAATTTGATGATGTTTTTACTTTTCTTGTATTTTGAAATTCAATTATTTCTTCAAGAGTTAAATCTTTTTCCTTCCAATAACCATGACCAACTCTCCATATATGATTTAATGCTGATTTTACTATTTCACCATTATCAAATTCAATTTCATATGTATCAGTTTCTTGTATTTCAGATTTATATACTATTTTCGTTGGTTTACCATCATTACCAATTAATTCATCACCAATATTACATTCACCCATAGTTGTATAACCATCAGGCGTTTTTAATTTAGTATCTAATGATAATGCTTTACCGGTTTGTCTTGGAAGTAGATTTATACAGAATCTATTTTGATCAAATGCTTCAAGCATTCTTTCTTGATATTCATATGGTTCAAATAATTGAAGACCATGATCAAGTGTAATAATTTTGACATATTTTTCTACAAAATAAATAATATCAGTAGAACATTTAACATATTCTTCAAATTCTTCTTTTGTATATGCATGTGATACACCAGCACGTTTTATATTTGGATTACCTAAGTAACCAAATTCATCCCTCATTTTTACTATCTCTCAATAATTTTTGTAATTCATCTGTAGAACCATTAAAGAAAGTATTATGATTATGTACTTCAGCAGCTTTTTCTTTTTCTTCAATTAACTCCTTAGCATCTTTATGTAGTTCCATAAGTGCTTTATTCATTTCAGTAATGGTTTTAAGTGTATTAGTAAGAATTTCATATGCCCTTGGTGATTCAGATTCTTCTGCAACTTTAGCTATTTTTTCAATAACACTTGTTCCAGTTTTAATTGATTCAATCATTGATTCTCTAGAATGTTTATAATCCTCAACAACGTTAGATTTAACATCCGGATTATGTACAATCAATTCTTGATTATCATCACTTAAAACAATAGAATTGTATTCAACACCTTCCTCGGACCCAAGGAATTCCGATATTGAATCTAGTTTTTTTTCTTCATTATCCATAGTGTTTCTCTTGACAAATGATTGAAAATATGGTACAATCAAACCATTGTTCCATTATCCACCAAAAGATGATTATCCAAAAGGTTTCCTTTGCGGAGTGAAACGGAGCAATTGCGAAGCAATTAATTTAATGTATTATTTTTTTCCATTATATTTATTTTTAAAATTTAATACATTATTTTTTCCATTATATTTATTTTTAAAATTTAATACATTATTTTTTCAATTATATTTATTAATGTATTTTGGAAAACAAGTTTTTTATAGATTGAACACCAATTTAAATTATGTTCCTTCTATTGTAATTCAATGTAATAAAGCCTACTATTTTCATTAAAAAATGTATATTAGAATACATTAATATTATTCTTTCTTCGAAAGAATAGCTTCGCTAACACTATTATTTATAATTTATTGTAGATTTTTGTCCAGTAATACATTAGAAGGATATTGGAAATCACCAAATTCATTTATTGAAGTTTTAATATTCTCTAGATTAGCATTAAATGGAACTAATTCTTCAATAATTTGGTCCATAGTTTTATCTGTAACACTATTATTTATAATTTATTGTAGATTTTTGTCCAGTAATACATTAGAAGGATATTGGAAATCACCAAATTCATTTATTGAATTCTTTCTTCGAAAGAATAGCTTCGCTAACACTATTATTTATAATTTATTGTAGATTTTTGTCCAGTAATGGTTATTCCACCCGGCTTAGTAATTACATTAGAAGGATATTGGAAATCACCAAATTTATTTATTGAAGTTTTAATATTATAATCATCCTCTGGATTAGCATTAAATGGAACTAATTCTTCAATAATTTGGTCCATAGTTTTATCTGTATATCCATTATTAAGATTAACAAAGGTTCTTCTAATAACACTAGAATTTTTATTATCAGGGTAAAAGAATATTTTGGTATTAAATTCTAGTGTCCATAATATTGCTCTACGTTCCTCAAAGGAATCATCCCAAAGTATTTCCGGATTAACACTTTCTAATACTACAGGTATATTAGTGGAAATTCCAAAATCGGAATTGTCCTTAATTTTAATGGTTAATTCCGGAGTAAAATATGGAAGAATTTGTTCTACAATCATAAAGGATTCTTCAAGTTTCCTTGCTCCAATATACAATGTAAATCCAACGTCATATGGCGTTCTATTGTACATTGCTAATTCAGTATCAGTAGCTTGATCCTTTCCATGTAGCCTGTGCATTTTATTAGTTTTTCTATCTACAGCATAGGTAAATCCAGTGAATTCAAAACCCATAGCTGGAAGAACATTTTCTATTCCTATTGCTTCACCAGTTAATTCAGGATTATAATTAATTCTTTGAACAAACTTTTCCTTAGGTAGATATTGAAGTGGAACTTTAATTATTGTTCCATTTTGATCTATATAAATTTCATTAAATAGATTACCAAAGGCAATAGTAGTATTTCTGATTGTTCTATAGTAGAAAGGTGTATTTACAAGCATTAGAATTCCCCAAATGGTGAATCTTCATCAAAATCAAATATATCATTTGATTCCGTTTCTATCTGCTCATTATCATTTATTGTTATTAAAGATTCATTAGAATGGTCTGTTTCAACACGATCAATATCAACGGAACCAGTATTGAATTCTTCATTATTATATGTAAATAATTCACATGATAATTTAAACGTATGTAATTTTCCTAAATTATAGAATGGATTTTCATGTTCTACAAAATTAATTTCAAATATACTACGTGATAATGGAAAATACAAAAGATCACCTTCTAGTGGTCTTTGCATTCCAACCATAACTTCTCTAAAACGTTTTTTTGAAACCACAAAATCAGCAGTATCTTTGATCTGCAAACCAAATTTAGCTAATAAATCACCTTGACCTTCAAAACCATCTACGGTTTCAAGGTACATTTCAATAATATATTGGTTTTCAAATTTGGCGATAGTATCCTCACCAAGTATTTCATCCCTAGAAACCGAAGTTCTAGGGATGTATACCACATCAATACCGCGTTGCTTAATAGCCTCTATAGTAAGGTCTTCTATTAAGTTTTGCTCTGTATGATTATAATTATGATCAAAATATAAATTAATTGCGATTTTACTATACCTCTACCAATTTATATCTACATTTTCTGTGTACTTTATTGGTAATTAATGTTTTTTTTCATACCATTAGGCGTCAATAATTAATAAGGTTTCGACGATAATACAGTTTGGTTGTGTTAAAGCCATATAAAACCCAATTCATATGGCTTTTTTAATCTCATTTAAATGATATATGCAGTTACATCAACAGTACATCCTGTACCAGTACCACCTGTTACAGCACCACTATTAGTATCTGAAGTCATTCCAGAACCTGGAGTAACAATAGAAAGACCAGTAACTACACCAGCGGATACAGATGTAACTTTTACAGTTAGACCAGTACCTGATGCAGTAGTTACACTTAGAACATCATCAACAGCATAACCAGTACCACCAGCATTTACAGCAACAGTTTTAGCTTTACCAGCATTTTCAGCTATATTAATATAATCAGAAATTATTGTTTGTTCTTCATAAGTAGCGGGTGATGCCATTGCTAATACAGCATCACTATTACCTTTACCAGATGTATCAATTGTTAATGTACCAACATATTTATTACCAGCATTATTAATTTCACATCCATCAATAACACCAGAATTAACAGAAGTTACTATTACAGAACCATTTTCACCAGAAATTGATCCAGTAACTGGCATAATATCACCAACAGAATATCCAGTACCACCATTGGTAATGGTTACAGAACCATTTAATTTACCACCATATGTTACTGTATTATCTGCATAATTTTTTAATATTTGACCAACGATACTTCCTTTTAAATCTGGATCATTATAGATAGCATCTAATAGAGTTTTCAAAGCGGAAGTATCCGCAGGTTCTGTTGCTACAGCAGTAGAAACTTTATTTCTTAAAACGTTTACAATATCCGCTTGAAGGAAATTTGACATTTTTTTCTCCTAATTATTATATGTAATATTATTTATAAAGTTATTATTTTTAGCCACTAAAGAAGTCTACTGGAAGTTCATATTTTAACTGCATTTCTTCTTCTAAAGCTTCTATTTCTGTATTTGCTTGATCATATAGCTTATCACCATCTAATGAGACACCACCAGGTAATGAAATACCAGCATATTTGATCAAATTAGCGCCCCATTGTTGTTTTATAAGTGCTGTTGCATATCTTTTCAACCATCTATCATTATATACACTTGTATATATTTCTGGGTCTAATATAGCCCAACCCTCAAATACAACATATTCATTTTCAGCTATTCTAGTACCAACTTCAGCATCAAAATATACTCTATCCATATGACGATTAAATCTTATAGGTACATCAGCATTTGAACCTAATACTTGTTGCATAGTTTCTAATGAAGTCATTGTAATGAAAAAATCTGTTAATGAACTATCCATTCCAGCTTGATCATTTGTTGTGAAATTTACTCCTGATCCTCCAGAAGTAATTATATTGAATGGATTATTAACTGAAAAATCCCATCCAGCCAATGGATCACTCATTGGATGAAAATCTGATAATCCAGAAAAAGATAACATTTGTTTTACAAAAATTAATTCATCTGGAACGGTAATATAACCATTTGTTAAATCTGTTTGTGATAATTGATGAACATAAAATTTATGTTCTGTAGCATCAAAATGATAATCTTGATAATATTCTAATGCATCATCAATACGATCTTCAATTTGATCAACATCAACATTTATTTCAATAACTGGATGACCAAGTTTTCTAAGACAATATTCAATAAGATCATTTCTTGAAGTAATTGTCATATTTTTTAATCCTTTTGTATCTTATTATTATTTGTATATAATAATATCATTGTTAATATTGTTGAAATATTATAAAATAAATAAGTTATTACATTTTCCACTTCTATTGTATAAGACACATTAGCAATAACAATAAATGCAATTGAGGATGAGAGCAACCATTTACTTTTTTTAATAGCTGATGAAATTATTTTTAATCCAATTACAACTGAAATAGCTGTTGATATCCCTCCTATCATTTTTGATATTCGATCAATATCAGTAAATAATTC